GATTATTCAAATGGCGTATTTTGCTCAAAATCACCGAAAATTAATATTTTTAATATGCCAACTAATATGACCATGCGTGAGTTTGTGAATAGCAAATATTATGTTGCCATTATATCATCTGATTTTATCCTTACGGAGTGGGTGGAATACTCAGCAGAAGAAAAAGCACAAGATGAAACCAAACGCTTAATTGGTGGTTATTTGAAAACATATTCATATCAAGAAGCGTGCAAAAATTGGTGGAATGGACTGAGTCGTAAAAATAAGGCTATCATTTGTTCAATGCCTAATTTTGATGCTAATGTTTTTAAAGAAATAACAGGGATCGAGGTAACTTATAATGTGGATTAGAAGTCAAGATAAAGAGATATTGATAAACGCTACTTGTATATGTTTGGGTAGTGAAAACCATATTTGCGCTTATGCTTCTAATGCAGAGGGGGATAACTGGTATATTGGCAAGTATTCAACCAGAGAAAAAGCATTAAAGGTGTTAGGTGAGGATATGATAGGACAACAAATAAACATATTCGAGTTATCAAAGCCACAATACAAAATTACAAAACCTATACGCTTAATAGAGCTATTTGCAGGTATTGGCAGTCAAGCAAAGGCATTAGAAAATCTAAACGCAAACTTCGAAATTACCAAGTAATTGAGTTTGATAAGTATGCAATCGCAAGTTATAACGCAATACATGGAACAAACCTCACAACACAAGACATAATGCAAATTAGTGGCAGTGATTTAGGAATAGTTGATACCGACAAATACGAATACATTCTTACTTATTCCTTCCCGTGTCAAGATTTATCGCTTGCAGGCAAACGAAAAGGCATGGCAAAAGGCGATAACACTCGAAGTGGCTTATTATGGGAAGTTGAAAGATTGTTAGAAGAATGTTGTGGTTTCAAAGAGCATAGAATACCACCATCATCGAGAAGCAAAATTCACTCGATGTCAGATTGGGTAGATGATTATAACTATGATATTGATAAAACCAAGTTACCGCAAGTACTATTAATGGAAAATGTGCCACAAGTAATATCACGAGCGAATATAAGCGATTTTCAAAAATGGCAATACAAGTTAGAACAATTAGGTTATTCCAATTATGTGCAACTACTTAACGCAAAAGACTATGGCATACCGCAAAATCGCAATCGTTGCTTTATGGTCAGTATATTAGGTGATTTTTATTATGGGTTTCCACGAAAGCAAAAACTAAAGTTAAGACTTAAAGATATGTTGGAAGATGAAGTAGATGAAAAGTATTATTTGAGTGAGAGAGCCTTAAAAGGTGTCTTAAATACAACTTTATGTGCGAGAGATTATAAAGACCCAAAACTTATTTTGGTAGGAAATATGGAAGGTGGCAAATGGGAAAGTGCAAGAAGGGTATACAGCGAAGATGGACTTGCACCCACAATTCATACTTGTCAAGGTGGTAATACAGAACCGAAAGTAACAATAAAAGAATACGCTAATTACATTACATGGGAAGATAGCAAAGGTAGATTAAACACCCAAGACCATAGAGCGTTTATGCCCGAAAGAATTAGTGGAACAGTGCCAGCTATGGAACGAGGAGTGCCTAAAATCTTAATTCCCGAAGCAACAAAACAAGGTTATGCAGAAGCACATATAGGTGATGGGGTATATATAAATAGACCTCACCAAAAAAGAGGTTGTGTTCAAAAAGATATGATACAAACTTTAAAATGTAGTGGGAATGATTTAGGGGTAGTGGTTAAAGAAACGTTTTTAGAAAAATCAATTAGAGAAGCGATAGAAAATAACAATAACGAAATACCACAAGCGTTAGATTTGTATAATAGAAAACCTATAAATGATGGAATATCAAAGACAATAGGTGCAGATTGTGGTCATTTAGGAACAAGTGGGAGTATGGCTGTTTCTAATAACTTACGCATACGCAAACTAACACCAAAAGAATGTTGGCGACTTATGGGCTTTAGCGATGAAGATTTTGAGAAGGCAAGTAAAGTGAACAGCAACGCACAACTGTATAAGCAAGCAGGAAATAGCATTGTGGTAAATGTCTTAGAGGCAATATTTAAGGAGTTGTTATGACTGAACACGAATTTATATTAGAAGATAGAATAGCAAAAATACAAAGCATAATTAATCAAGAGGGTGAGGACAAGTTTTGTTTATCGTTTAGTGGGGGCAAAGATAGCACTGTATTGCATTATCTGCTTGATATGGCATTACCTAACAACAAAATCCCTCGAGTGTTTATTAATACGGGAATTGAGTATAAAATGATTGTTGATTTTGTTAAGGAATTAGCAAAGAATGATGACAGAATTGTGATTTTGAATGTTGGGAAGAACATTAAAAAAACACTTGATGAAGTTGGTTATCCTTTTAAAAGCAAAGAACACTCTTTAAAGGTAGGTCAATATCAATTAGGATCGAGAGCCAATAGCATTTTAAGGTATATAAATATGTCAGGAAAATCTAGGTTTGGTTGTCCTAAAAAATTGTTATATCAATTTGATGAAGGTTTTTCTATTAAATTAAGCGATAAGTGTTGTTATGAATTTAAAAAAAAACCATTTGCACAGTATGAGTCTGAATCAGGTAGAACCATAGCGCTTACGGGTATGCGAAAAGAAGAAGGTGGACGAAGAGCGAATAATATGCGCTGTATTGTTACTGATAAAGTCGGTAATATTAAAAAATTTCATCCATTGGCTGTTATTAGTGAACAATGGGAAGAATGGTTTATTGAAAAGTTCAATATTAAACTATGCGATTTATATTATGAGCCATATAACTTTAAAAGAACAGGGTGCAAAGGTTGTCCTTATAGTCTTGATTTACAAGAACAGTTACAAAAAATGTATTTATATTTACCAGATGAAGCTAAACAATGTGAATTAATTTGGAAACCTATTTATGATGAATATAGGCGAATAAATTATCGACTAAAAAGGAATATTCAATTATCATTATAACGTTGGAAACAATGCTTATGGCTCAAATATTTGATTTTTGGGGGTTAATATGTTAGATAAACTTGAACGCTGGATTGAACTTTTATCACAATCTGGTAATAATACGAAACAAATCGTTTTAGAGGAAATGAAAAACGAAAGATTTATTTTAAGAGAGGTTTTTTATGAATAAATATCAAGAAGAGTTAGAAACAATTAAAGATGTATTAATGAGTGATGAAACGCTAAAAACTCTTACACCACGAGAAGAAAAAGTTATTAGATTACTTTACGGCTTAGACGACAATCGTGCCCGCACACTAGAAGAAGTTGGCCGAGAATTAGGTGTAACAAGAGAACGGATTCGTCAAATAGAAGCTAAAGTAATCAGAAGAGTTCGGTATCAAATGAAGGCACAAAAAGAAAAATCCATAGTAAGCAAAGTTGACATCTTTGACTCATTATTAACAATCAGTTCCTTTACAAAAGAACTGGCAGAAAAAGTAATGTACTTGGATGTAACAACAAAAAAAGAGTTTATTGCAGAAATAAGGGACTTGATTGATGAATGCATACAGTTATTGAAAATATCAGGCGAAAACACAAAAGCAAAGGTTCTAATTAAATTACTAGAATTTAAGGATAAATATTTAGATGAAACGAAGGAATTGTGGTGGAAATAATGAAAAGTCCTACAATGCTTAAATACCTTAAAACACTACTCGATGAAAATGTTAAATTGCAACAACAATATTCTAAAAAGATAGCCGATAGTGATTTTAGAAAAAGCAATCAAGCATTAATAGAACGATTATTAGAAATGACTATTGAAAATAAATTGTTACAAGACCTGATTTATAGAATAGAAATTCAAGAAATAAGAAGTTTAGATTAAAAGGAGGACGAATTGAGAACATTTTATATAGTAATTTTATTTGTTATTATATTTGTAATGCTAATAGCTTACTTAAGAGCATATTTAGATATGAGAAAATAAATTTATATATTATAAGTAGGTGATATTTACTATTTTCGAAAAAGGAGGCAATAATTATCGTTGTAGAAAATATCAATACCAACGTTTACTTTTTCAAAACCTATCGAGATTTAAAGTTATCCCTCGAAGCCGCAAAATCCAAAATTAAAGTCTGGCAAAAGGAATTAGATACTTTAGTCTATGATAACGGCCCTAAAGATATAAAAGCTATTGATCCAAGCGAAATCAAGGCATCATATACTAGACCGCCAGTAACAGAAATCTATCAGCGAATTGCAGAGCTCTCAACTTGGATAGCAAATGAAAAAATAATCGTTAAAACCATCGAACAAGAATTGGACAAGCTAGCAGAAAAAGCCGAAGAAATGGCATGCTTATTTGACGATGACTTGGAGCTGACGGTGTTTAATTTGAGATTTATCAAGGGCATGAAGTTAAAAGATATTGCCGATGAAACGGGGTATTCGCACATTTACATAAAGGAAATTAGCTCTGAAATTAAGCGGAAATTAACCCAAAATATAACTTCCTACCAAAAACCTACCGCTTCAAAAAGTCAAGCGTGATATAATGTAAAGTGAAAAGGTATGTGCTTTTCAAACGCGCTTTCATGCATTTGCCGATCTCCTAAATGACATCATAATTATCCTCATTCTCAAAGATACCTAAATATGCGGTGAGCTGATAGGTATTTTTTTTGTTTTCAAACCATTATTAATATAAATATTTAAAAAATATATATAGAAGGGGGTTATTATTAATAAAAGTAATATTATGAATAAAGATAAAGATATTAATAAAGCAAACAATGATAATAACACCTATTTAGAAAAGATCGTTAAGGCATCGCCTAAAACAGTTGCTAAGAATAAGATTAAGCCTAAAAAGAAAAAAAAGAAGCCGGATACTGAAACCGGTAAAAAAAAACTAACACTCAAGCAAAAACGCTTTATAGATAATTATATTATTAGTGGAAATGCAACGGACGCAGCCATTAAAGCAGGGTATTCAAAGAAAACAGCGGCACAATGCGGCGCGGACAATCTTAGAAAATTATATATTAAACAAGCAATCGATGAACAACTCAAAAAAATAGAAGATAAGAAGATAGCAACAGCAGATGAGGTATTGAAATTTATTACTTCAGTTGTTCGCGGCGAGGTCAAAGATCCTATTGTTGTAACAGAAGGCAGAGGCGACGGATACAGTCTAGCAAGAATAATCAACAAGCCCGCAGGTCTTAAAGAACGATTATCTGCGGCCAAACAACTGATGAAGCGTTACGGTCTGTTCACTGACAAGGTTGAGATTAAAGACACGACCGAAAGAATCAATCCTCAGCACGAAGAAATCCTTAACGCTATTCGCGGTCGCAAAGTTGAAGGTTTTAACGATGAGTAAGAAACTGATTATTAACGACCGTTTTCTCGATGTCATGACGATTGCTTTATCACCTAAAACCCGATTATTGGTGGGCGAGGGTACAATACGTTCAGGCAAAACGGTCGATATTAAAAATGCTTTTTTTGAAACTGTACAAGACAGCACGGAAACACTGCATTTGCTTGCCGCCCAAGACCTGGATGCAATTAACGATAATATTTTAACCGGACC